ACCAGCGGTGTTGCTTTCCGGGCCGTAGATGAGCGTGGCCTTCGTGCCAGCCTTGAGCTTGCCGACGTAAGTCGCCAGGTCCGCATCGTCGTAAACGATGTTAAAGCTCAGGCTGTTGTCCAGCAGGCCGGATGCGCGTTCAATGTGGGTCGCGCCGCTACCAGCAGTCACGTCCACAGTATTCACGGTTTCAGACTTGCTAACTTCGCCCGTCCAGTAGCCGTCAATCTGAACGCCGTCCCAGGACAGGTATACGTTGTTGCTATTCAGTGTGGCCATTATAGTGCCTCCATCATCACGTTGAACATGTGGCCGCTGTTGTATAGCGGCTGATCGTTGCTAATCATTTCTGTTTGCTGCACGACGCGCAATTGGTTAATTGTCGTGATGACCCAACTAGCATCGCCTACGATAGGGCCGCCGTCTTGCTTGCCCTGATTATTCAGCAGCGCCGCGATTCTGTCGGCACCGTCTAGCGCCTCTGCCATCTGTAGTGATACGCATTTCACGACCAGCGAGAAGCTTGCATCATTGCGTTTCAAGTCATTGCGCTCACCGCCAGCCGATACGAAGAACACGACGTAAGGCCGCACAATCTGCGCAGGCACCAGTTCAGGATACACGCGATCACCCCACAGGCTCTCACCCGTCAGGCCGTTGTATACGCTTGTGTACAGCGTGCTTAGTGCGCCCATCAGTCCAGCCTTAGATTACGTCGTGCATCGTCGTCTATCTTGCCTTGCCAGTCGTCAAACACAGGCCCAACGAATGGACGCGCTGCCATGCGTTCCGTACCGAATTCGAGGTGATACCCGTACTCAACGCCGTCATGGATTTCATAGCGTAGCTGCGCCAGACGGCGAATGCCCATAGACGCCCGTAACGCGCCCGTATCCACGTTAGGCGGGTAACCAGGCTGTGATGCTACGTGCGTCGTGTTTCCGCGCGTGTATGACCGTCCTGGTGGCGATGTGCCAAACGATAGCACGATGTCCGCCAGCATCTCGTTACCGACGCCGCGCAGCCATTGGTCCACAATCTGTGGCTCCTGTTGTATTAGGCGCTGCATCCTGCGGGTGTCGATTCTTAAGCTGATGTTATTCGCCATGCTACCGCTCCCGCGTTGCGATTACGTGCACGTCCGTTTCATCCTGCCGGGCATCCGTCAGGCCCACGACGTTATAGACGCGGCTGCCGATGGTGACGCGATAGTCGACATCCACCGCTGTTCCAGCCGGAAAGATGATGCGGTATCGGTCAAGCCTCAGCTCCTGATTGCCGCTGGATTCCATATCGCCACGGAAGCTGCTGCCCGCTGTGATGACACGACACGCCACGCCCGATGCGACCGTCTCGAAGTCGTGAATCTGCTCACCGAACGGCCCACGGTCCTCAGTCTGGCGCTCGATTGTGGCCGTTTGCGTTAGCCAGCGATTCGTCGTCTTGCGTAGCTGTTTGAGGATGTTAGACGGCAGCATCGTTGTCCTCGGTGTAATCCGGCTCCTGGAATTCGCGACTGTCTGCCCTGTAGGTGTGTGTGACCGTGGCGACAATCTGTTTCAGGCCAAATTCCCGCCGCTTATCTGCCAACAGCGCCCGCCAGCTCTGGATGGTGCCTTTCGTGTTTACTGACAACCAGTCGGCGCTGAAGTCGGGCGTGCGGGACAGCATGGTGATGTACTGCTCGATCAGGCTGATGACAGCGCGTTGCCAACTGCCATCCTGCAAAGTGATGGCGTATTGGATGTCCTCATCAGTCCAGATGGCCTCAGCCTCTACCGTGTCTGCCAGATGATAGCGCACCCGCGTGATGTCTGTCGGCGCCGTCGTGTTGTAAGTAAACGTCATGTTAGCCCTCGTTTACCAGAATGGTAATCTGTGCGCTGCCTGCGTTTGACTGTGCGATGCTGGCCGTGATGTAGCTATCGGTCACAAACGGACAAGTGTGCTTGTTGAGCACGCTACCCGTCGGGTCGTGAATGTCCGGATGCGGATAATACCAGCCGTCCGCGTTTTCGTTAGTCAGCGTCAGAATCGACTGCCCAAAGCCGTCGACGATGGTCGTATCGGCAGTGCCAGCCTGGCTGGTAAAGTCCACTTTGATAGCGGCAATCATGCCGTTGACCGGGCGGGTTGTGGTGCCGCTGCCCGTCGCGCTGCCAGCCGTGCCAGTGGTGGTGATGTCGATTACATACGTCCGAATCATCACAGCACCGCCTAAACAGCGAAGGTGATGGCATCAGAAACGACCAGCTCACCGCTGGGCATGATGAGCGCCAGATAGTAAGTGGCCGCGCCGCTCGCATCGCCAATGTTGATGTCAATGTCACCGTCAGCTTCGCTGACCAGCACGCCTGCGCTGTTGCTGATGTATTCCAGGGCGATACCGTCTGTGCCAATCGCCAGCGACGTGGCCGCAGCCACTACCGTGTCGCCATCGGCATCATCGGACAGATAGAAGCTCACCGCGCTGCGGGTGGCCATTTCATCACCGTTGCCGTCGAGAAGCTGCACAGCGACGTTAATCACGTTGCCAGCCTCAGCGCCAATGGTAAACGTGGCGCCGGACGGGGCAGCGAATCCGCTCACCGATACGCCGTTGGGGAAGTAAGTCAGGCCCATGTTATTTGTCCTTTCATCACCGCCATGAGCGCCGTATCAGGCGATTTCAGCGGATTCTAGGGTATACAGGTATGAATAGACAGCAGGGCGCTATAAAACGCCCTGCGGCCTTGTTACGGGTGTTAGCTGACGTTGTGGCCGTACACCCAGCGCCAGTCGTCCCAGCCGTAGCTGTAACGCATGTAGGCCTCATAGACGGCCTCGGTCGCGGTCTGGTCCTGGACCGTGATTTCAAGCGGGGTGCGCTCGTACCATTTCAGGCTTTCGCGCATCCACACGGTGTCCATCATGAACCAGTTGTTGCTGTCGGTCAGGTAGTGCCACGGGATCACCGTGAAACGGCCCGCCTGCGGGTTGATGGCGTTGTTAGCGCTGCCGGGGTCCTGGAGGCTGTTCACGATTTCCAGCGCGGTGTCCTCAAGTTCCGGCGGCACCATCAGGGCGTTCGGCATCATGCCCAGGATGTTACCCGCGTCGTCTTCGGTGGCCATCATCGCCTGACGGGTCAGGCTCACATTGGCCTTGGTCAGCGGGCTGGTGCCAGCGTTAACCAGGTTGCCCGATTTGTTCGGGTTGCGCGGGTGGGTGGTGCTGCACAGCGGCTTCGCATCGGCACCCAGGTATGACGCGCTGAAGGCGTTGTTGAACACGCTGGCGGCGTCAATTTCCATTTTCTGCGTCGCGCTGATGCCGAGCTTGCGGGCGCGTTCGCCAGCCACAATGCCGTACTGGTCATCGTCAATGAGCTTGCGCTCCACCTCGAAAGTGACGACGTACTCATTGTGGGTGTAGGTGGCGGTGTAGCCCTTGTCGAAGTCCACACGGCCCTTAACGCCGCTGGCTTCGTAGCCATCCCAGGCATCCGGTGAAATGCCACCGTAGCCAACGTTCCGCTCATCGTTGCGGCTGCTGGTCTGGATGTTGTAAATCTGGGGGCGAAGTTCCGGGCGCAGCATGCGGCCGATATCGTAGAAGTTGTAAATCGTCGGGAGCAGAAGTTCTGCCCAGTTACTTGAACGCATAGGCATGGTCAATCAGCTCCTTAGTTGTCAGCGTGCTCGCCATGGGTAATCATGACAAGCGTCTCTTCGTCGGCAGATGAGGGGGCATAGACGGTCACGTCAGCGTTGCTGCTGGTGGTGACGGTCATGGCTCCGGTGGTGCCGCTGATATCCAGCGTGGCACCCTTAACGCGGGCGTTCGCATCGTACACGCCATAGATAGCATCAGCATCCACAATCACCTCGTAGGTGGTGGTGCTGTCGGTGCCAGCGGCGGTATTGAGAACAACGCCCAGGATGGTGCTGTCGTCGGTGGCGGCGAGGTCAATCTCACCGCTCTCCAGGGTGACCAGGTCGCCCTTGGTCAGCGTTTCGGTGTCTTTAATCGTCAGGGTCTGAATGGTGGGCGGCATCTTGGAAACGCGCCCACGAAAGCGGAAACCCGCACTCGTATCGACTGCCATTGTGTGTCTCCTAATCGGTTGTTGGTTGTTTGCGATTAGGCATCAAGCCTGGCCTGCTGGCCCTTAATCGGTGGCGTCTTACCACTTAACCTTATCAGCCCAGTACGCCGCGCTCATCTTGCCCTTTTTGATGTTCTCGGCATGACGTGCTTTGAATGCGGCGCGCTTGGCTTTATCCGCTTCGCTTTCGCCTTTGCGGGGCGGTTTGGTGTCCGCACCCTGCTGGCCGAATCGGATCAGCTTAAACTGGCCCTTCTCCTCTGCCATCACAACATGCGATTTCGTCGGATGCTTGGGCGTGCGCTTGGGCTTGTTGACATCCTCAAGCCCCTCGCGTTTCATGATTGTCTTAACGCGCTGTGGAATCGGCATGTCATCAGCTCCTATTGTCCAAAAATGCGCTGCTTGTACTTGGCATAGTCCTCGAGACTCATGCCCGTGGCGCGTGCCACCTGTTTCTCTTCGTCAGTCAGCGTCACCGTGTTGCCGCTGCCACCCGATGCGCCGCCGTCGAGGCGTGGTGCAATCGGTTTGGTCAGTCGGCTGATGTTGGCATCCAGCCATGACGCCAGTTTCTCAGGCGCGTAATCCGTTGGGACCAGCGCCCGCATGTCTTCGGGTATCTGTTCGATGCGATGCTTGTTGCTATCGCGCAGCATCGTTTCCAGCGCTTCGGCACGATCACGATACGGCTGCAGGTCGCTGAGTTCCTTGGCACGTGATTCGGCCAATTCCTTCCACTGACCCTGTTCCGCCAGGCGCTGCTGTTCTCGCTGTCGTGCTTCTTCTTCGTGCTTCTTGAGTGCCACCCGTCTGGAGGCCGCCTCATCGCGTAAACCACGAATCATGTCTTGCGCCCAGGATGGCAGGTCCTCAACACTGTTATTCGTTTCCACAGGCTCCGGCGCGGCTTCCTGCTGGCCGTCGTCTTGTGTCATGTCAATTTCATCAGGCATCATGCCCATCCTTTCGCGATTCTATCGCAAGTCTTTAAGTGCAGCTTCTCGAATCATGCGCCCGAATGTCGGGTCATCGTAAGCCACGGGCAGCTCATCCCACCGAATCTCGCCCCGTTGCAAGGCATCTAGCTTGCCAGGGCCAGCGATGGCACGCTGCCGCTCTTCGGGTAAGTTATTAAACCACTCCGGCCCCGTCTGAATTGAGCGAGGCCGCCCTTTCACCACAGGAATGCTTGTGCAGCGTCCCTGATGATGGTCGTCCACTCTTTCGCCTACCGCCAGCATCGTGCCATGTAAGGCGATGCAGCCCATACACGTGCGGTCGTCTAAGGCCGCGATGCGCATGTGGCCGTCGAGGATGTCGGCGTTGGCTTGCATGTTGACTGCGCTGCCCGTGCGATACGATTGCAACTGTACCGTTCGCATCAGGTTATTGGCTTGATGTGCAGGCAGGCCCTCGGCAACCTGTCGGATTTCCCGCGCCGTGCGAATCGGATTCCAGCCCTCGGCAATGCCGCGGATGGCCTGATTACGCACCGTTTGTTGTACACGAGGGCCATACTGTGCCAGCTCATCGGCCCATGATGGCATATCGGTATAGTTAACCAGCGCCGCGACTGCCTCTTCGCTGGGCGTATTCCATGACACACCCAGGACGGTGCGCAGGGCATCATCAGGCACGTTGGGCAGCGCCAGGCGCCGCGTCAATTCGTTAGCCGCACTGATGCCAGCCGCTTGCACATCCTCAGCCGCGTCTGCGATACGTCGCACGTCGTTTGTCAGCACGTCGTCAAGATCAGCCAGCAGGGCGCGCACCACCGGATTGTCAGGACGGAGCGGGCGGTTTAAGTCTGCTAGCCGTCGCGCTTCGTCCTCAAGCTCTGCCAGGCGTTGGGCGATGATGCCCGTGGTGCTGTCTCTTACAATGGCACGTATGACCTGGTCAGTCGCTCTCGTATAGCCACGGTCCAACAGCCGCCGGATTAAGTCCGTCAACCGTTCGCCGCGTGGTGCTGGCCCCTGCTGATTATTCATCGCTTATCGCTTCGCTTCAGGTGTCGGGCCGTCTGTTTGGGTGGCTCGAATACCGTAATGGTGTAGCCTGTCTCAGTCACTTCAATGGTGATGTCGTCAGGTGCCAGCACGCCCGATTCCGGCTCACGTCGTTGCTGTAAGCGGAACAGGTGCAGCGTGTTGGCAAGCTGGCGACCCAGGTCGTTCCGGATGCGCTGCGAAGCCATTACGCCGGGACCGCCACGCCGCTGTTGATGATGCCCAGCAGCAGGTTATCTGCCGTCTGCGCAACGCCCACAATGCTGACGTATTCGCCGCTCGACAGGTCGCCTTTCGGTGCAATGGCACCAGCAGCCGCCGCACTTAATACGTAGATTTCACCGACCGTCAGGGTGACGCCCAGGTCGACCACGCCGCCCGTGATGACCTGCAGTGGCTGGCCGTTTGACGCGCCATGTGCCGCCAGCCCCACGACCGCATCAGTGGTGGCCGCATCGCCCTGTGCCAGTTTGTAGCGCCCGGTGGCGCTGTCCAGATAGACAAGCTGGCCCGCTGTGATGGTCGCGCCCGCTGTGCCTCGAATTGTGGTGGTGCCGCTTACCGCCAGCACGTCCGCTGCTACTACACTCAAGTCTGCCATTTAACGCCCCCTATAGGTTGAAATTGTCAAATCCAGGTAGTGATCCGGCCAGCGCCGTCATAGCACTTACCGCCGCCGCTTGCTTCTCTTCGATGATTTCGTCTTGCTTCTCCATCCCATAACCGTACACCTCCCCGATAAGCCGCAGCACCTCGCGGTCGCCTACAATGTCCCGCACCATCAGCGCGTTCTCAATCATCATCTTCTCATTGCGAATTTGAGCATCACGCCAGACGCATCGCCAGTCGTTGCTGACGGGTGCCTGTGTGGGTGCGAACGTGTTATGGATGGCCACCGCGATCCGCGCCATGTCCTCATGACTGTTGCCCATCTTGACCTGTGCCTTGCGCACTTTCGCCAGCAGGCCGGACTCACGCTGTTTAAGCGCTTCGCCAGACGATGTAGACGCGCCCATCATGCCAGGTAGTGGTGTGCGACTGATGGTGGCAATCTGTTCTATCAGGTGGTTGGCCTGGTCAATGAACGGCACGATGCCGCCGGGCTCCAGCGTAAACGCATCAGCCACCATATCGTTTGTCAGGCCCTCAGCGCCGATGGTAATCCACATGCCAGGGCTGACCTCAGCGGGCGGCTCGAATCCCTTTGCAACGCGGATCAGGAAGGCCGTCAATTCAGCCGTCATGACCATGCTCATCAGGCCACGGTTTAGCGCGTCCTGCAGTGGCACGACGGATGCGAGTTCGCTGATGCCGTATTCGGTGCGTGTGCGCTGTCGGTTGCGATAATGCACAACAGGCATGACGCCGGGCAGCCATTCAGCCACGCCGCGCTCATCGGTGCTCTCGTCAACGTAGGGCAGCATGCCATAGCCGGACTCGTCTGCGATGTACTTCTCGACGCGGTCCGGATAGTAGAAGTTGACGCGCCGGGCATCGTCTACGCCCTCGTACCAGACTTTGACCGCGATCAGGATATTCTTTAGCCGCCTATCGTAGACGACAATCATGCCCGTTTCACCATCCCAGCACGGCTCATGGCTCAGCACGACCTGCTGGCGATCGTTGTCGTATTCCAGCAGCAGGAAGGTGTCACCGTCGCGGATGGCTGCTTCGTGCAAGTCCATCTGCAAGCCGTCCCAGCGGTTGACCGTCAGCAGCGCCTCAGCCCATTGTGTCGCGTCGTCTGTGTCGCCTTGGATTCTGTCGATAAGCAGACGGTCGGCAAAGGTATCGACCACCAGCCCGCAATAGTTTTCGTTGAACTGGTCGTGCTGGTCACCCGTGATGCGCAGCATGCGTTTCATGTTGCCCGTCAACTTACTACGGTGATTGCCGTCGTAGTAGTCACGGAACAGCTTAACGCGGTCGCCCCATTCACGGGTTTCCATTTCCCACTCATCACGCACCAGGGTACGCGGCAACATCTCGAAGATTGTGCTAAGCATATCTTACCGTCCTCGCCGTTAGTTTCTGCCGCCTGGGCGCGTCTATTGCCATTACAAGATAGCGTAGGGCGTCCATCGCGTGGTCATTGGCCTTAACAGGCGCGTCTTGCATCCCGTCGCGATTTTCCCGCCATTGGTATTGCTCGAATTCACTAATCAGGTTGACGCAACTGCGATGAATCACCAGCCGCGCCAGGTCGCCCGCTGCTGTGGGCGTTTCGGTAGCCAGACGATGCTTAACCGCCTGAATGCCTGTCATCACCGTGTTATTGGCCGCTGTGGCCTTAACGCCGACCTGTTGCAGCGCCCGGATATAGTCTGGCTCCGATGGGTCGCATACGAATTGGCTCACGCCGTAATCGTCGCGTAAGTCCAGTGCCACGTTGGCCCATTCCTCAATTCGCATCTGGCGTTGGTAGCGCTCCGTCAGCACGTACAGCCGCCCGTCGCCATCCATGCCAGCGACCAGCATCACGCCCGGGTTAGCGTAACCCCAGTCAACGCCGCACACCACCTCGCGGAAGCCGTTGGGTCTATCGGTGACCACGTGGCGATCCTGACTGAATTCCTCATACACTAAGCCCTGATGCGCGATAAATTCGCCTAACAGCTCCTGCCGGGCGAAGTCGCCGCTGTATTCAGACTGCCATGCTTGCACGATGTCCGGGTCAAGATAGATGTTATCGCGGCTGGCGGCCCTGATGAGCTCATAGCCGTCCTTGCCCGTGCCGAATAGCTGGTACAGCCAATCGCGCCCGCGTGGCGTTGTGGTTAGCCATGCCGAGCCGCGCTGCCCGAATTGCCGCAGACGCCCGACCATCACCCGCCACACGTCCTGTCGATACAGCGCCGCTTCGTCACCGTACCACCACGATGCATTAAAGCCGCGCAGCCTGTCCGGATGCTCAGCCGTTCGCATCAGAATTTCTGACCCGTTGCGTAGGCGTATTGTCATGTCGGAACGGTTGAATGTGTCTATGTGAGCGTCGGCAATGTCCAGGAAGGTGCGTGCCGTCACGTCTCGCAGCATCGGATAGGTGGGCGCTGTAATGATGCCCAGGTTTGGCGTGGTGATGCGCCGGGTGCCAATAACGCCCTGTGCGGCCCGTAGCGCCCTGTAACAGCCAGCGTATGTCTTACCACTGCCGATGCCCGCGACAAACGCCGTATACGGGCTATCAGTGGCCACAAACGCCTGTTGTTGCGGATACAAGTCTATCTGTACATCATCAGGCTGCCGTAAGTTTGCAAACAGCCGCGCCGCGATGGTGCTGGCGTCAACCGTTGACACGTTCAGCCTCAGCGCGGATCAGCGCCTCGAATTCCCGCACAATGTCCTGCTTGCTGATGCCGAGCTGCTGGGCCATCATCATTACATCAGGCGGTATGCTTAGCCCGACCTCCGACCGCGTCGGTGCGTACAGACCCAGCAGCTTAGCCTCGCGGTCCTGCACGTCAATAATCGTCTTCATCCAATTCTGTTCCAGCGTATCGTTCCAGCGTCGCCAAGCCTGTTCGCGTATCTTGCGCAGTTCTTCCAGTTGCTTAGCCACCATGCCATCAATCGTGTGCACGTGCTCAGCGCGCCATTGTTCCAGCAGGCTGTTAATATCACGCGATATAGTCGACTGATTCACGCCCAGCGTTTCTGCGATGGCTGTCTGCGTCTGGCCTGCGATGTACGCATCAGCCACTTTGCGGCGACGTTCTGCGATTGCCGTTTCTCGATTTAGCTTCTTAGCCATCTATGCGGCCTTTACTTATGCAGTACAATAGCAAAACGCCTGGGCAAACAGGCGTTTGTGCGTGACCTTTAGCACGTCGCGTCGCGGCCACACCCCTGCAGCCGCCCGATCGTGTTATGTACCTATTATAGCACACGTGTCAAACTTAGCGCATCACCAGTCTGTCAACCATCAGCGGCCCGCCCGTCTCGGCAATGCCATTGGCTGCGATGTCGTCGTTCTCAAGCACTTTGCTGATGTCGTCTAGCATGGCCATGATTTGCGCTGGCGTCATGTTGTAGATGATGACACGCGGATGTCGGGCGATGTACTCAGCGCGTTGATGCGGCGTCATAAAATGCGGATACTGCCGGATGCACAGCAGTTCCAGCTCATACACGATACGCTCCAACGGTTCGAGGTCGCGCCGTCCGGTCAATGCACGCTGCCGCCGTGCCAGATTGCGCAGCGCCGCGTCTTCGGTTGGCCGTGACACGGTCGAGGGTGGGCTGTCGTCTTGCCAATCGACATCCAGCCAGTTAAACGGCAGCGATAGCTGTTTCATTTCGGCATCCGATGCTGTTTGTAATACCGCAGCGTGTAGGGCGCTGTCTGCGATATGATGTCCTCGATAACCTGGGCGTAGTCGCGAATCTCTTGTTGCGCGTGGCCCTCGTTGCGCAGGCTCAGCCAATGTAGCCAGTTGCGCAGATTCGCCTTAACCCGTGCCCGATAGTAGACAGCGAAGCCAGGCAGGCACAGCCGCGCCTGTTCACGTGCGATGCCAGCGTCCAGCATTTCAGCGTACAGCCGGAAACAGTCTTCGTGCAATTGTGCCATGCGCTGTGACAGGCCGCGCCCGATCTCGACAGGCAACAGGCCGTCGCTGCCTTGCTTGTTCTTATCGTCCTGCAGCCGCCATTCACCGAACGACGGCACCAGCGTCTTGTCCTCATCGAATTCCGTGTAGCGGCCAGACTGGAAGTTATAGCTAAATGTCCGATGCCGCACCCACTGCCACCACACGACGAGCGGCGCATCCACCATGAACGTCAGGTCGACCATTTCCAACGGGCTGTCGTGGCGATGGCTTATCAGGTATTCCAGCAGCCGCATGTCCTTCTCCGGCCCTTTCATATCACCAGCGTAAGACGTGCGTGCTGCTGCCACAATCTCGAGGTCGAGGCTGTCCAGGCGTTTCGGGTACACGTCCCATAGCATCACCCGCCCGTGTGTGCCCACCTGCACTGTTACGTTAGCCATATTGGCTCCTGTTAGACTATTCATGCGTAATCCTCACAATATGGCCACCAACAGCGGCCCAGCGTTCCTTATCGCCGTGATGGTAGATGATGTTCTGCATCGCCGTGTTATGGCCCTGGGTGTCGACAACGGCCAGCATGGTGCCGTGTTGCCAGTCCGTGTGTGCCCGGCCCACCTGGTAGTGCGGCGTCAGTTGGCACAGGCAGCCACCCACGACGCAAGTCACGCTGTAAGCTGAGCCACGTACCGTGTAGAAGTCCGGGCGGTGCGTGTGGCCCACTGCGATGTTGCGCTGATTCTGATAGGCCTGCAAGGTGGCGGCGGCGGTGTGGCGTGTCGTCTTCCAGCCGTGCGAAACGGTCAGGTTGCCAATGTCGACCTCGCTGGTGTCGCCCAGCCAATACACTTCGCCATCAGCGCGTACCGTCTCGATGAAATGGCGCA